ATTTACTGCCGATACAGATACTTGCATTTACCCAGATCGACTGATGGTATTGGCTACAAAGCTCAAGTATTTCGAGGCTAAAGGCTTTGATACCACGGCGATGTATCGCAACTATATCGAGGAATTCGAGATTGTTCGGGCGCAGGATACGTCGGCAGCTAACTTGTCGTTTGCACCACGCCCAGGCACAGTCTTGATTGGCTACGACAACATTCCTGATACTGGCTACGGGACAAACTAATGGCAAGCCGACTTGTTCAAGGTACGGCGGCACGGGTTCAATCATTACCAGCGCCTATCGGTGGTTGGAACGTGCGTGACTCCATTGCAAACATGGATACGCTCGATGCCGTTCAATTAACCAATTTGTTCCCCACAGTCAACAATGTGGTGTTGCGTGGTGGATACACTAAATACTCCACCGGCATCACGGGTCAAGTTGAAACTTTGATGGGTTATTCAAGCGGTGCAACTGACGAATTGTTTGCAATTGCAGGAACGTCGATTTATGACTGTACTGCCGGCGGTGCAGTTGGCGCAGCGGTAAAGACGGGTTTAAGTAATGCAAGATGGGAATACACCAACGTCACAACGCCAGCCGGCGGCTACTTGTATTTGGTCAATGGCGTAGATGCGCCGTTACTGTACAACGGGTCAGCATGGACAAATCCAACAATTACTGGCGTAACTGCAAGCAGTCTAAGCAACGTTGCTATTTTTAAAAACCAAGTTTGGTTTACGCAAAACAATTCGCTCAAAGCATGGTATTTGCCAACTTTGAGCATTGCAGGCGCAGCTAACGCAATTGACATGAGTTCGGTTGCCCAACTTGGTGGGTTCTTGGTTGCCGTTGGAACGTGGACAATTGATGCCGGCTACGGCGTAGACGATAACCTAGTGTTTATAACGTCCAATGGCGAGATTATTGTTTGGGCGGGTACTGATCCCTCAGATGCTACAAAATGGGCGCTAATCGGCGTTTGGAGGGTTGGCAAGCCCGTTGGCAAGCGATGCCTACTAAAGTACGGCGGCGATATGTTGATGCTGACCTACAACGGTTTATATCCACTTGCCGCAAGCCTGCAATCATCTAGACTTGATCCCCGTGTTGCGCTGTCGGACAAAATTCAAGGCGCATTTACCGCCGCAACGCAACAATATGGCGGTAATTTTGGGTGGGACATTATTTTTGACCCACAACATAACGCTTTGACAGTCAATGTGCCAGTTGCTGAAGGTCAACAGCAGCAATATGTGATGAATAACATCACTAAAGCCTGGTGCAACTTTACGGGCCAGTACGCTAATTGTTGGGCAATCTTTGATAACGAGCCGTACTGGGGTGGCAATGGATTTGTTGCCCATGCGTGGGATGACAACTTTGCTGATGACACAAGCGACATAAACGGCTATGCGTTGCAAGCGTTTAATTACTTTGATGCCCGTGGGTACAAAAAGTATTTCACAAGAGCCAGACCGTCAATCTTCACAAACGGCGTACCGTCAATTTTCATTGGTTTAAACATGGATTTTGATTTGGCAGACACAACTGCGGCGTTAAGTTTTAGCCCACAGGTATCTGCTAAATGGGATAGCGCATTATGGGATGTTGGTTATTGGGCTACAGATACGGTAATCACAAACAATTGGCAAGGCGTGACTGGGATTGGCTATTGCGCTGCAACACAGTTTAAATCTGCCTCTCAAGGAACGACAATTCTATGGGCATCGACGGACATTGTTTATCAACAAGGTTGGGGTGGCATATAACCCAAGGCGCTGATATAGGCCATTGGGTAGCAAAGCGAGTTCAGGGTAAGTATTTTGCAGACGGGTCGCAGGCGATTGGGTTAGAGCGTGACGGTCAGATTATTGCAGGCGTAATTTACGAGAATTGGAATAAAGCCTCGATTGTGTGCCACATAGCAATTGAAGGACGCATTACAAAAGGGTATTTAAAAGCGATATTTAGCTACCCTTTTGAGTTTTGTAAGGTAAAAAAGATTATTGTGCCGGTAAGCAGTACCCATGCAAAAAGCCTAAAATTAGTTACTAAGATGGGTTTTGTTGAAGAAGCAAGGGTTAAAGATGCTGTACCGGATGGCGATATTATATTTTTGACATTGGCAAAAGAAAATTGCCGATTTCTAGGGGTAGAAAATGGGTAAATCAAGCGCAGCACCACCAGCACCAGATTATATTGGCGCAGCCAAGCAGCAGGGTATTGATAACCTGACAGCGGCTAGGCAGTCAAATATTATGTCAAACCCAAATATGTACACGCCATTTGGGAATCAAACTGTCACTTATTCAAACCCAACGTTTGACCAAGCCTCGTATGATGCAGCGTTGGCTAAATACAACGCAGGCAATGTAGACCGTAATACGTTTATGAGGGCAGGCAGTCCCGAAGGCGATACAACAACGGGCGCATCATATTTTGACCAAGCCGGATACGATGCTGCACAAGCAAAACGAGGTGCTGCGCCAACCCGTGAAGGGTTTATGACCGGAGGCGGTCAACCAACAGTTACTCAAACACTAACCCCACAAGCTCAACTTACCCTAGATGCACAGCAACGGGTACAAACTGCACTAGCAAACCTTGGTGAAAGAGGCATTTCAAATGCTTACGCTACGCTTTCGCAACCTTTTAATCCAACATCTACTGAAATAGTAAAAGATTTTGCAGGGTATCAAGCAGCGCCATTAGCCGATCAATATGGGTTGGCACAAGCAAAAACTGCTGCGGATACTTACGGTTTGGCACAACGACAGATTGACACTAGTGGTTTAACTGTCATGCCTACTAATGCAGGCATAAACGCTCAACAAGCTATCTTGGCAAGGCTTGACCCCACTATTCAGGCGGGTGATGTATCTTTTAAACAAGCATTAGCAAACCAAGGTTTAGCGCCAGGCACAGCTGCCTATGATGCTGCGTTCAGAAATCGTGAGATGAGCAAAAACGACTTGTATAACCAAGCGGCTTTGCAAGGTATCAACCTTGATATGGCGGCTCGTCAGCAAGGATTAAATGAGCAATTGTCGCAGGCCGGCTTGTACAACACGGCAGTTGGTCAAAACTTTGGTCAAGGCGTGACTGCCGATCAACTAGCAAATGCTGCTGTTGGTCAAAACTTTGGTCAGGGCATTACCGCACAAGGTCAACAGTACAACCAAGCACTAGCAAAAGCCCAGTTCCAAAATACCGCACAGCAACAGCAATTGGCTCAAGATTTGGCATTACGACAACAGCCAATTAATGAAGTCATTGGATTAATGGGCGGTTCACAGATTCAATTGCCTCAGTTTCAAGGGTATCAAGGCATGAGCGTTGCACCATCACCAACTTTTGCGGGTGTGCAAGCGCAAGGGCAAGCTGATATGTCACGGTACGGCATCCAGCAAGCAGGCAACAATGCAACAACGCAGGGTATTACGTCGATCGCAATGGCTGCGGCAATGGCTTACTAATGAATTTAAATGCCGTTGATGAACAAACGCAATTACTTGTAAATAACGGGCATAAAGTATTTCAAATTCATAGGTTTGCAAAAGATGACGAAAGCCATCTTGTTAGGTTAGAAAGATGGGCAGAATTGCCACAATTTGCAAAAGTTTTAGATATGGGTAGTGGAGTTGGTGAACTTGCAAAAGTATTTACTAAATTAAGACCAGATTTAAATTTTTATTTAGTCAATTTGAGCAAATTGCAACTTAGTTACTCTAAAGAATTTACTTGTCATTGTTGTAGTTTTTTGGATGTACCAGAGCAAAGTGAATCGTTTGATGCTGTTTTGTTTTGTTTTAGCATTGGGCATGAAGATGTTGAAGTTGCATTAAAAGAAGCGCATAGATTGTTAAAAAACAACGGTATTTTGTTTATTTACGATATGGTGCGAGTTTTTGGAAACAATGAAAACATGAAAGTTGTTGAATACGTTGTAAATAGTAAAGAAACCATGCAGAAAGCTGCAACTGGGTTTAAGTTGGATTTTTACCTTGAGCCGACAGATGATGGTCAATATGGAAAATCCATATTGGGAGAGGCTTTTGATTATGTGTTT